TGGGGGCCTATTGCCAAGCCTATGGCCGGTGGCAGCAGGCCGAGGCTGCGCTGTCGCTGATGGCAGCGCGGGACAACGTGACGCGCGGGCTGATGATCAAGACGACCAACGGCAACGCTGTGCAGAACCCGCTCGTTGGGACGGCAAACAAGGCGATGGCCGACATGGTGCGGTTTGCGGCTGAGTTCGGCATGACGCCGAGCGCGCGCAGCCGGATCAAGGCCGAGGGGCGCGATGACAAAGACGACCCGGCGGCGCGCTTCTTCGGATGACCCCGCGACCGCCTACGCGCGGGCCGTTGCTGATGGGAAGATCGTCGCGGGGCCACATGTGCGGGCGAGCTGCGCGCGGCACCTGCGAGACATGGATGAAGGCGCGGCGCGCGGACTGACCTGGGATGTGGAAGCGGCAGAGCGCGCGCTTGGGTTTTTCCCTGCGGTGCTGCGTCTGAGCGAGGGTCAATTTGAGGGCCAGCCGTTCGAGTTGCACCAAACGCAGGCGTTTATCGTCGGTTCGCTGTTCGGTTGGAAGCGGGCGGACGGCACACGGCGCTTTCGGCGCGCCTACATCGAGCAAGGGAAGGGCAACGGAAAATCACCGCTTGCCGGCGGGATCGGGCTGTATGGCCTTGTCGCGGACGGAGAACCGGGCGCGCAGGTCTTTGCCGCGGCAGCGAAGATGGATCAGGCGCGCGTCCTGTTCAACGATGCTGTCGCCATGGTTCGCCAATCGCCGGAACTGGAGCGGCGGCTGACACCGACCGGAATCAACCCGGTCAACAATCTCGCATGGCTGGAAAGGGGCAGCTTCTTCCGCCCGGTCGGGAGGGACACGGGCAAGACCGGATCGGGGATGCGCCCGCACTTCGTCTTGATCGACGAGTTGCATGAGCACCCGAACCGCGACACTTTGGAGATGCTTGAGCGAGGCTTCAAGTTCCGCCGTAACCCGCTGGTGTTCATGATCACCAACTCGGGAAGCGACAGGAACAGCGTCTGCTGGGAGGAACACGAACACGCCGTCAAGGTGGCGCATGGCGAGGTCGAGGACGATACCACGTTCTCCTATGTGTGCGCCTTGGACGACGGGGATGACCCCCTTGCCGATCCTGGGTGCTGGGTGAAGGCGAACCCGCTTCTTGGGGTGACGATCACCGAAAGTTACCTTGCGGACGTGGCGGCGCAGGCCAAGGCGATCCCCGGCAAGGCCAACGGCATCCGGCGGCTGCACTTCTGCCAGTGGACAGACGCGGAAACGGCATGGATCAGCCGAGAGCTTTGGGAAGCCTGCGAAGACCCGGCGATGACGCTTGAGGACTTCGAAGGCCAAGAATGCTGGTTCGGGCTGGACCTTGGCGCGACGAAGGACATGACCGCGCGGGTTCAGGTGTTCCGCGACGGTGAGGCGGAGGATGGGCAGCCGAAGTTTGCCATGTTCGCCCATGGCTACACGCCGGCCGATACGTTGCTGGCGAGGGAGCGACAAGATAAGGCGCCCTATAGCGTCTGGGTTGATCAGGGTAACCTCACGGCCACGCCGGGAAAGCTGGTGCGGTTCGATCATGTCGCGGCCGATCTCGTGGACGCGGCGCAGCGATTCAACGTGGCGGCCGTCGCTTACGACAGGTGGCTCATCCGCAACTTCGAGACCACGCTTGACGAGATGGGCGTGACGCTGCCGCTGATGGAGCATCCGCAGGGCACCAATCGGCGGAAGGACAGCCCGCTCTGGATGCCGGAAAGCATAAACGCTTTCGAGGCGCTTTTGTTGGAGCGGCGGATTCGGATCGCGGTGAACCCGGCTCTTCGGTCGGCTGTGGCGGCCAGCACGTTCTGGACGAGCCCAGCCGGATTGCGGAGGTTCGAGAAACAGCGCGCGACAGCGCGGATTGACTTGGCGGTTGCCGGGGCGATGGCAGTGGGCGCTGCGATGGCGCACATGGAAGCGCCGTTCGACCACATGGCGATGATCGGCTGAACAAGAGGCAGGCATGGAAAATCTGGTGGTAAAGGCCACCGCCGCAACGGCGGATGGCATGGAATTTGTGCTGTCTGACGCGACTGTCGACAGCTACGGCGATGTTGTCGAGGCGGACGGCTGGGACTTGCGCCGGTTCAAGAAAAACCCCATCGCGCTCTTTGGCCATTCCGGCAGCTTCCCGATCGGCAAGTGGTCTGACGTTCGGGTCGAGGCCGGCAAGCTCAAGGCCCGTCTCGACTTTGCCAAGCAGGGAACGTCGTTTCGGATCGACGAACTGCGCCGCCTTGTCGAGCAAGGGATCCTGCGCGCGGTTTCGGTCGGATTCCGCCCGATCAAGGCCGAACCGATGGACCCCGAACGGCCGTTCGCCGGGCAACGCTACACCAAGCAGGAACTGATGGAGGCAAGTCTTGTCTCCGTCCCTGCGAACCCCGCGGCGCTGGCCGTCGCAAAGGGGCTGATGATTTCCGACGACACGCTCCAACTCGCCTTCGGCAAGCACGCCGATGAAGGCGGGATCGTGCGCCGGGCCGGCGAGCACGCCACCAAGCGCAACACGAACCCCAGAGGGGGAAATACCATGAAGACTCTGTCGCAGCGCATCGAGGATGCGCAAGCGGACCTGCTGTCGGTCAAGGATGCCCTGACCGAACATGTCGCGGCCGAAGATGCCGATCCCATCGTCACCGAAGAACTTTCGGCGCAGATCGAGGAAAAGGAAACCGCGCTGTCCGCGTTGAAGCGTGCCGAAGCGGCTCTGGCGGCCAAGACTGCCAAGACCGTCCCTGCCACCATCCGCAAGCCCCTGGGCGGCGCGGAGGTCAAGGGGCTTGACCTGCTGGTGCGCGCCATCACCGCGCGCGGCGTGGCGTACTTCGGCGGCAAGTCGCTGGATCAGGCGCTGGAAGAACGCTACCCGGGCCAAGAGGCTGTCGCTATGATCGCCAAGGCCGATCAGACCATCGGCACCACGACCGTGTCGGGCTGGGCGTCGGAAATCGTGCATACCGCTTATGGCGATTTCCTGCAGGCGCTGACCGGCAAGTCGATCTATCCCGAACTGCGGTCGCGCGGTATCGGCCTGAGCTTCGACGGCGTGGGCACTGTCTCGATCCCGAGCCGCACGGCCGGGGGCGCGGCTGGTGGTTTCGTGGCAGAAGGTCAGCCGATCCGCGTGGGCCGGATCACGACTGCCGCCACCACGATGACCGCGAAGAAGATGGGCGTGATCGTTGCCTTCTCGCGGGAACTGGCGAAGCGCAGCACCCCGGCGATCGAAGCGCTGGTGCGGCAGGCGATCATCGAGGACACGGCGGCGACCCTTGACCCGCTGATCCTTGACGCCACGGCGGCTGACACGGCGCGCCCGGCGGGCCTTCTGAACGGCGTGTCGGCCGTCGCCTCGGGCTATGGCGGCGGGGATTACGAAGCGGTCATTGCCGACTTCAAGGCGCTGCTTGCCCCCTTCTACACGGCGAATGCGGCCGACAACATCACGGTCATCATGCATCCGTCGCAGGGGCTTGCGCTGTCGATGATGCCGGGCCCGGATGGCATGTTCGGATGGGCCGAGCGCCTCACGTCGCGGCTGACGATCATCGAAAGCACGAACGCGACCGCCGGCCGCCTGATCGCTCTGCGCAACTCGGACTTTGCCACCGCCCTTGGCGATGCGCCGGAGTTCGACATCAGCGAGCAGGCGACCGTCCACATGGAGGACACCACGCCGCTGGAAATCGTGAGCGGCACGCCGACCACGGCTGACCCGGTGCGTTCGTTCTTCCAGACCGCGACCATCGGCGTGCGGATGCTGATGGACGTGTCCTGGAAGATGCGCCGCAGCGGCATGGTCCAGTGGATCAACGGCACCTCCTGGTGACGCAAGGGCGGGGCGGAATAACCCGCCCCTCCGCAACCCTATAGTTGAGGCTGAACAGCCATGACCCTCCGTCGTTTTGTGGTCCCCGTGACCACGGCTGCCGATGGCAGCGCAACCGCCTATTGCCCCTATCTCTCGGGCTACCTGGCGCAGATCGTCTACGCCAAGACCGACTATGCGAACGGCGTTGACTTCACGATCACCGCCGAAGCCACGGGGGAAACCCTGTGGACCGAGTCGGATGTCAATGCCTCGGTCAGCAAATCGCCGCGGGCGGCGACCCATTCGACCGCCGGCGTTGCCGCGCTTTATGCGGCGGCTGGCACGGCGGTCAATGACCGGATCGCTCTGGCACGGGACCGGGTCAAGATCGTGCTTGCCCAAGGCGGCAATGTGAAGACCGGGACTTTCCACATCGTGGTGGACGACGGCCGGTGACACATGGCGGGGCGGCCCCGGTCGCTC